CATACAGTTGCCCGTGAAGGATTAAATACCTTCGGCGACTCGGGATCTTTGTGTAAGAGACGCGTTTCCTCGACTATCTTGTCGATTTTGAAAAGCTTCTCAACGAAGATGATGCCGGTGCTGGAACGGAACGTCTTCTTGTCATTGAGAAGAAGACCCGTGGATGCCAGGTTGTCCTTGTAGCGTTGTGAGGCGTCCCTATGCCAATAGGCCGCCATATCATCGCCGCACAGGACGAATGGGCCATATGCTCGATTTCCCCTATAGTGGGGACCCTGGTCCGGTTTGTGCGCTTTGGTCGCTGCCCAATCGTTTACGATTGTCAGTATCGACCACGCCAACCCGAGACCCATCAACGCGCCTCGTTTCGTACGCGGGGCTGACTTCAGCTGGTCTGGAGTAGGGTTCCTACTGTCTACAATTGCTTGCTCCTTGATGGATGCGTACAGCAACGCCCAGTCCTTTTCACGGATGGGCATGCCTGCCTTCGCAAGCGCGACCTGAACTCCTCGGAGCACGGCGTGGTTGACGTCGAGCCCGAGCAGGTCGCTCGCTGTGGACAGGTCTGCACTCAGTGCTTCCTTTTCACCGGAGATTGTAGACAGGGCTCGTTTCAGATTCTTTGGTATGGAATCTGATCCTTTTAGAGCATAGTTGGAATTGGAATCATGTTTCAGAAGGCGTAGTAGAACGCGGTTCAGACTTTGGGTCTTTGTAACCAGCTCTTTTGGAGAAAGGCTGGCGACCCGATACTTGAACCCACGCTCGGGAAGCGCAAGTGCGAGGCATGGGAACGGGAACCTCACCCCTGGTGGGGCCCCATCTTCTCCCCGTCGCCACAACGGCCTTGGTTCGTAGGTTCCGATATCATTCGGACTTACGCCGGATGGCAGCTCACCCTTAAGCAAGGTGACGGCATCCTGGTCCTCGGCCACGAGTGTTGTGACGACAGCCTCGATCTGCAGCATCTTGTCTGCAGACCGACTTCCTTCCTTGACTACGCGTTCGGTCGTCCCGAGTGCTTCTGGCTTGTAGCCGGCAGCAATCGCCTCCGTTGCCCCCTCTCGTGGGACATGTAGCAGCCCCCCCGCTGCACGGAGCGCTCTTCTTTTATAGAGCTCGCGAACACCGCCCTTCTGAACACTCACTTCAAGTGACGCGCTTCTATTTGGGAGTTTCCCTGTCAACCCGACAGCTAACTCCTCTTTAGTTAAGCGTGCCTTCTCGATCAGTCTTGTGATCTTCACATACGTAAACGCTGTGATGTCCTCCAAGACTGATGGCTCCGTGGTGTGCCGCTCCTGCAATCGCCGCCTCCAGTCCCTAGTACTTTGTACCTGGGCTTCGGATTGGCGAGCGCTCTTTGCCGCAGTCGGTGCTGGCAGGCTCCTCCCTATACCTGCTAGACCCCACCATGCCTCGGTTGTAAGTGCGGAGATCAATGATCCCCGTAGGAACGACCGTAGAGTCGGAATCGATTTGTCACCGATTTCACCTGAATGACCCACAGCACGCTGCTGGCACTCATGCGCCCAAGCTTTCATAGCTTTGACGATTCGTACCGGCTGCAGTGATGTG